TTCGAGCATTGGGTATCAGACGCTATTGTAAAGCTATTGGAACTTTTAGGGATTGATGACGTGCCTATCTTTAGGCGTACCAAGATAAGCAATCAAAAAGAGCAGGTAGAGATGCTAGTGCAAGAAGCTACTTGGCTTGATACCGAAACGATACTTCGCAAGCTACCAAACATCACGCCTGATGAGTACAGGGCGATTCTTGACAATAACGCGATTGAAGATGCGTCGAGAATGGGCATGGTACCGGAGCCGATAGAATAAAATGAGAGACGTTTACGGTTGCATGGGTTGCTCGAATTGTGTTGTCATTTCCACGGCTGGGTTTATCAAATATGATACTTACAAGTGCTCGATATTTAATATCGACGTCGATGAAGATGACGGATGCACCTTCGGAGACGATGCAGGGGTACAGCCGGGAGTGATACCATACGATATTGATTTGAGCATGACAAGCGCCTATATGCCTACATACGATATCGAGTGAGGTACCATGCCAGACGAAGCCCACATCTGGACAGATGAGCAGATCGAAAAGCTGCAAAAAAAGTTTGCCAAGATATACCGTCAGGCATCTAACGAAATGAAGGAAAAGCTTGGCAAACATCTCGCAGATTTTGACAAGACTAATCAAAAATGGAAAAAGCGAGTTAAAGATGACCCGTCGCTAGAGTCAAAATACAGGGATTGGCTTGCGGGGCGTGCGGCAGATAAAAAGTGGATACGCTCTATGGTGACGGGTCTTGTGCAGGATGCCGTCAGAGCCGACCAGATGGCCGCAGACGTGATATACGACGCTATACCTTATGTGGTAGCCGAAAACGCAAACCGTGCGGCGTGGGCTATTCAGGAGGGTCTAAACAGGCAAATTGACGCATTCACCCTATATGATGCCGATACCATACGATATTTGATAGCAGAAGAGCCTGATTTGCTCCCGCCGATACCAGACCCGGAGCATGATAAAGCTAAAGATACCAAGTGGAACAGCGAAAAGTTTACTAACGCTATCACACAATCTGTACTTCAAGGCGAATCAATACCACATGCAGCACAGAGAATAATGCAAGTTGTCGGGATGGACACTAGAGCAGCCACGAGGGCGGCAAGGACGGCGCTTACAGGCGCAGAGAATGCGGGCAGAATCCAAAGCTATAAAAGGGCTAAAGATTTAGGCATCGATTTGGAACAGCAATGGATAGCCACACTAGATGAGCGTACACGCATCGAGCACAGACTATTGGACAAGCAGCATGTGCCAGTAGGCGAAGAATTCAAGGTACCAGGTACCAAATTTAGTATCGAATTCCCGGGAGACCCCACGGCGGATCCGTCCTTGGTGTGGAATTGCAGATGCACGCTGGTTGCGTATTTTTCAGACGTGAAAGACCCAGACAGGTGGGCGAATCTCCCAAAAGGCATGACGTACGATCAATGGAAGGAGAGTGCACCGAAGTATGGCAAGACTAACAGCAAAAGTAGGAAAAAGGACAAAAATAAAATACGACGAAGAAGGCAATAAGATCGGTGGCGGCACTCTAGTCACGCAAGAGATTCAGGATGCCGCAGACCGAGACGAAGCGCAGAACGTTAGGATTAAAGAGGACAACACGAAGGCAATCAAAAAGGCCATTAATCAGGCATTGGCGGCAGCGCTTGAAGAGGTCGGACTAAAGGCAGAAAGATATGCAAAGCTTGCAACCCCAGTCGATACAGGACGCCTTAGAAACAGTATCACACATGCAATCGAGATGAAGGAAAAAGCCGTTTATATCGGCACAAATGTCGAGTATGCACCTTATGTCGAGAACGATACCAACGTCGGCGGTCGGCATAGGGAAGGCGTGCACATGCTTAGAAATGCAGCTACGCAGCACGCAGAAGAATACAAGGCAGTTTTTGAAAAACACCTTGACAAGGGCAAGGGGTAATGTGTTATAATATAGACACGTAGAACGGGAACAAAGAAAGGGGAAGAAATGTTTCGTGACCTATATGCATCTGAAATTGAATGCCGCATCGGTAATGTGTCACAAAAGGGTAAAGGGCTGTCCTTGTTGCTCTACAAGACAGCCCGCACCGACTACGATATCCTTGATGAGACAGTCGGAACGATGAATTGGCAATGCAAGTTTTACGAGCACAAAGGTACTTTGTTCTGCTCTATTGGCATAAAGTCCGGTACCGAATGGATTTGGAAGGACAATGCGGGCAGTCGCTCAAACGTTGAAGCCGAAAAGGGCGAAGCGAGCGACGCGATGAAACGCGCCGGGTTTGCATGGGGCATTGGCCGAGAGCTGTATACAGCCCCGTTCATCTGGATACCAGCCGACAAACTAATTAATTTCTACAGTGACGGCAAGAAATGGATTTGCACAGATCGCTTCAAGGTTGCAAAGATTGCAATTGAGAACAAAAAGATTGTGGGCATTCGAATTGTAAACAGTGATACGGAACAGGTTGTCTATTCGTGGAGGGCAAAAAATGGAGAATAATTCGGTATATTTGCAAGGCACAGTAAAGCGCGATGTGGATGCACAGCCCGCAGGGGACGGATGCTATATCCTAGACTTCGGCGTGGAGGTCTACAATCCCACGGCAGAGCGCATGGATATCTTCGATTGTCGCGTGGTATCAAACACGCTACCTTATGACCAATGCGAGGGCTTTCTATCCAAGGGCGATGAAGTCGTTCTTGAAGGTATGCTAGAAAAGCGCACTCGGACTCAAGAAGGCAGAGTCGGGTCTAATACAGTAACCGTCAAAAGTACTGGTATTTTTATTTATGTCGAGCAGTTTTTAGCAATAAATGATTGTTGGTTTGATGAGGAAAGCGAGGACGAAGATGAGCATTAATACCGTCTGCATTTCTGGGCGTCTTACTCAGAATATAGAGCTAAGGGCCACCACGTCAGGTACCTCGGTTCTTGACTTTACTGTGGTAGTCGATGAGCGAAAGAAAGATCAGAGCGGCCAATGGGTTTCTGTGCCTAACTATTTTAATTGCACTATTTTCGGAGCACGTGCCGACGCCCTGAATAAGATTCTTGAGAAGGGCATGAAGGTTGCCGTCTGTGGCCGCTTGCGCCAAGAATCATGGGAGAAGGACGGGCAGAAGCGAAGCGTCATTAAGATCATCGCCGAAGAAGTCGATATCATGACCCGCTCAAATGGCTCAGGACAGCCGCAAATGCCTAATGTGGGTACTTATACCGCACAGCCTAAAAACGTGGCTCAAAACGCATCTGATGACTCCACATACGTACCTGATGGCTTTACATTCGCATATGAAATAGCCGACGAAGAGATTCCATTCTAGTCATGGAGCAATACGACCTTTGGAGCGAGCTACAGCAAAAGATGCGGCAGCTTGACGTATGCATCAAAGAGCTACGTAAAAGCGGCACTGCATATGCAGAAGCCGAAAGGGCTTATAAAATTAAATTGCGCGAAGAATGTCTAAGGCTCCGCAATGACGGCATGGCTGTAGGCATTATCCAATTGACCGTGTATGGTATCGAATCGGTAGCCGAGTTGCGTTTTCAGCGCGATATAGCCGAGACTTTGTATCGTGCGAACATTGAAGCGATAAATTCTATAAAGCTAGAGATTCGCATAATAAACGAGCAGCTTTGTAGAGAATACCCTAGACCTTTGCCAGATATGTAGTATAATTATCTTGGCGAGTGGTAGTCGCTATTTGTGATATGATGCATTGGTACCCCATGTGATTGCTACCACCGATCACATGGGGTATTTTGGTAGGGTGGTACATCATGGAAGATGAAATTTGGAAGCCAATATCAGGATATGAGGGCTTATACGAGGTCAGCAATTTTGGTAGGGTAAAGAGTTTGGAATTGCGAAATAAGAGTAGCATACATGAAAGAACTAAAATCTTAAACGCAACAGACAACGGACACGGGTACAAAATTGTTGGGCTAACAAAAAACAAAAAGAGGAATAATTTCTACGTCCACAGGTTGGTTGCATGTGCTTTTATACCAAACCCAGATAATCTTCCGGTAATAGATCATATAGACCATGACAGGTCTAACAACAAGTCGCAAAACCTTCGGTGGACAACGCAAAAGGATAATGTAAGATATTCGAGAAGTTTAATGAGTAAGCCACGAAAGAAGCCCATGACAAATACGGGCGAGCGCTACATATCGAAACAATCAAAAGATGGGCGTTATAGACTTACTATAAGAGAAAAGCAGATAGGAGTCTTTGATACAATCGAAGAAGCAAAGGAAGTCAGAGATGGCATACTCAAAGAAACCTAGTCTTTACCCCGTCGATGAAGGATGCTTTATATGTGGAAATCCATATACGGAAACGCATCATTGTTTCCCAGGGTACGGAAGACGAAAAGTCTCCGACCGTGAAGGATGCACCGTGCAGCTTTGCCCTGCACACCACAACGCATCGAATCATGGCGTTCATTTCGACCGCGAGCTTGACCGTTGGTTGAGAGCCGATTGTCAAGCGAGATGGGAAGCACGGGAGGGCATCACAGACCCGGAGCACAATGCATTCCGTGCGTTGTTTCATGAGTCTTACCTATGATTCGTTGTTGACCTTTTGTGTGAGTCGTGATATATTCTCAATCACAAAGGGTCGCAGCCTTTGAAGTGATATCATGTGTTTAACGCCGTGTGTTGGTAGCTGCGACCTACCAGCAAGCGGCGTTTTTGTTTAAGGTGGTAAACATGGCTGTTTTTAGAGTGCACAAGACAAAAGACTATACCGTGATGAGTAATTACCATCTCAGGGACAAGGGATTGACCCTAAAGGCCAAAGGTCTTTTGTCTGTGATATTGTCACTTCCGGACGATTGGAAATACAGCATTAGCGGACTTGCAGCAATATGCAAGGAAGGCACTTCGGCTGTAAAGTCTGCAATAGATGAATTGAGCGAAAGCGGCTATATTAGCATTACCAAAATGTACCCCGGCCAGACCGACTCAGGCAGAATCGAATACGTCTATGATATCCACGAAACACCGCAAGTGCAGATAAAACAAGGCATAGAAAATCTACCCCTAGAATTTCAAGTGGTAGAAAAAGACGCACAATTAAGTACTGATAACAAAGATACTGATTATCAAGTAAAGAAAACCAAAGAAAGAAAGAAAGAAATGACCTATGACGAGATCATTTCGGAAAAGGTGCAAGATGAATCCGTCAGGGATGCACTCAGAGAATTTGTCAAAATGCGTAAGCTTGTTAAAAAGCCAATGACAAATAGGGCGCTTACGTCTTTGATTAAGAGACTATATACCTTCTCGATGGTACCGTCTGAACAAGTGGCAATATTGGAGCGTTCGATCACTCATAATTGGCTTGATGTGTATGCCTTGCCAGAAGACGAAAAGCAAAAGGCTAAGGCGGTACAATCAAGCACAGACAAACAGGCAATGATGGACTTTTTCAATCTCGCAGGGTAAGGGGAAGACAGTGTTAACTTTCGACGTTTTCGATGGTAATATTTCCAACCGTAAGCCAAACGACGATGAGGTAATAAAAGACGGACTAATCTACTGCAAGCAGTGCGGCACTCCACGCGAGACGGACATTGTTAATCCTTTTAGCGGCAAGCATCAAAAGGTGCGTTGCATGTGCAAATGCCAAGAGCAGGAGCGAGACGCAGAAGAGCAAGCACTAAGGGCAGAGGAAAACAAGCGCCGCATCTCACGGGCTAGAAACCGCTGTTTTGGCGATACGTGGTACAAAGATTTGACTTTCATTGACGATGACGGCAAAGACCCGCAGAATTCGCACCGCATGCAGAGATACGCCGAGCACTTCGCAGAATTTTTGCAAGACGGTCAGGGGCTTATTCTTTTTGGCGGCACAGGCACCGGGAAAAGCTTTCACAGCGCATGCGTTGCCAATGCTCTATTGGACAGGGGCTATACAGTCGTGATGGCGTCTGTGCCTTCGTTGGTATCAAAAATACAGCGTAATGCTTTTGGGGATTATAACCCTTTGGAAGACGCAATAAAGGCAGACCTTTTGATATTGGATGACCTCGGTGCAGAGCGTGAGACAAGCTATGCAAAGGAGCAAATCTATAGTCTTGTCGATGGGAGATACACAGCTAAAAGGCCAATGATAGTATCGACCAATCTAACACCCGAGCAGATCACAAACGCAGATGACATGACAACACAGCGCATCTATTCAAGGATTATCGAGCGTTGTTTCCCGCTAAAGTACAAAGGTGCAGATAGGCGGCTCACCATGCCAGACAGGCCAAAGGTTGCATCTATTCTCGATTCCTAATGTGTTCAATCTATGTAGCTATTGACATTAGCAGATGCATAGTATATATTATAAGTGTCGATAGGGAACACAGAGAAAGGAACTACAATGGAGTTTATCATTAGGAAGATCGAGCGGTTTTGGACAGTCTTTGCTTATGAGAAGGGCGAATGCGTATTCGATTACCGCTTCCCGACGAAAAGGGAAGCACAGGCTTATATAAAGCGTGTAACGAAGTAAGGGGCAGGCCATGAAAGTAGACAGAACTGCACGAAACACGGCACATCCCGAAAACAACCCTTCAAGGCGGGAAGTCAGGGAAGAAAAGCAACCATCGTGGAAGAAGGAAAGCGACCGCATAGCAACGCAAATCCTACGGATGCAGGCAAAGCATAGGTATTTTTACAACTAAAAATGGAAGATTTACAACTAAAAATGGAAGATTTACGACTAAAAGGGGAAGAAAAAATGGAAAACATGACCATTGATGAGTTCGCAAAGGTTCTTTGGCAGATCGTTAAAGAGTACGACAGCTGCGATAATTGCCCGCTTTCAGATGAAGAGTGCGACCATTGGTGCAAGCTTGAAGAGACAGCCAAAAAGTTTTTTGGAAAAATCTAGTTGACAACATATCGACTATATGTTATATTATAAATGTCAACAGGGAACACGCGAGAAGGGAAAGAAAAATGAAGTACACCGTAGAGTATGGCAAGATCAATTGCAACGGCTGGGGAATGGAGCGTTTCGATAATATCGAAGATGCAAAACAGCGCTTCAATCAGATTGTCGAGATGATTAAAGAAGGCGTTCTTTATGCTACCACCGCAATTCTTTCAGAAGAACAGATCGGCGGGCCAGACGTTTGGACGCTTGACTTCTTTTCGACTGATGAAGAAAGCAAAGAGCGCTATTTCTGATTAGACCAGCAAGAAAACTAGCCCCTTCGGGGGCTTTTTTCATTTCTAAGACAAAATGTGTAGCTATAATGTAGAACAAATATTCAGTTGCATTATAGCTACAGTGTGTTATTATATAAGTGTCAAAGGGAACACACAGAGAAAGGGAACCAAGATGACCGCTTACGACTTCAAGAATGCCTTCAATGCCTACAAGAACGCACAGGCAGAGTACGAAAAGATCGATGCAGTTCTTTGTGATGAGAACGAAGACGAATGGGATGCGGCATACGAGATGATGCACAAGGCATTCGAGAACCTTTGCCAGATCACTACTGATATCGTCTCCCCGTTTGTCAATGGTTTCACCATCAAGACCGCCCGCGCCATGCTTTGCAAGAACGAAGACAAGGTTGCAAACATGGTTATGCGCCTTGCATAATGAAGATACTATGTAGCTATTGACAACAATGGCTACATAGTATATATTATAAGTGTCAAGAGGGAACAATGAGCCGCTAAAGGGGCGGCTCCCGACCCGAAAGGGGAACACCATGAACACCATCAACGATATCAAGAACAAGACCGCGCACATCATCTTCGTGCTTTACCGCAACGGCTGCTACGCCATGAATCCCGATACCCTTGAGCCTTACAGTTTCAAAGAATTCATCGGCTATATTCACGGTATGCTCGATGAGCCTGATGATATGATTATCGGTGCTCATTACGTTTGGCACAGCATTTACACCGAAGCCCCTTACAGCCGTGGCACTTTTGACCGCCTTTACATCGGCAAGGATGGCACGATCAAAGAGTGCTACGCAGAAGATATCTGGTAACACAGCCCCGCAAGGGGCTTTTTTATTGTCAAATTCCCTTTGTGTTCTGTTTATGTAGCTATTAAATTATATGTTCGCAGGCACAACCTATAATATATAATAGTCACAACATAAGGGAACACGAAAGAAGGGAACAAAAATGACCGCTTACAAGTTCTTCAAGGGCATTAACAGCTTTACCACCATCGAGGACGTAAAGAGCCAGTATAGGAAACTGGCAATCGAGAACCACCCCGACAACGGCGGTTCTGATGAAGCAATGGCCGCAATCAATGCGGAATATACGGAGCTGTGCAAGCGTTACGGCCACGTCCACAAGGCCGCAAATGGCTCCACGTATGAGACAGAAGAAACCGAGAAGCCAAGCGAGTTTATTGCAATCATAGACCAGCTCATTAAGATGGGCGTAGACTTCGAGATCGTAGGGTCTTTCGTATGGGTAAGCGGCAACACCTACCCGCACAAGGACGAACTTAAAGCGATGGGTGCAAGGTGGAGTGCAAAGCGTAAATTGTGGTACATAGCCCCCGCAACATGGAAGCCCCGCCGCATGAATTCCCATATGACCTTCGGCGAGATCGAAGCGAAGTACGGAGTGCAGTATGAGCACAAAGCAGAAGACTATGCGGGAATTGCAGTCGCATAGGCTACAGAATCAATTCTAAGCACCGATTAGCTGGTACCCTTCATAAGGTACCAGCTTTCATTTTTTGAAGTCTTAAAACGCATTACAGCGCTTTGTGATTAGATTATGTAGCTATTGACAACACATTAGATATACTATATATTATAGTTGTCATAAGGGAACACCACAGAAGGGAACAACAATGATTAACATCAACTGCAAAGCAAGCAACCCTTTCGGTAGCCTTGATGAGTTTGTACAGTTTATGGTTAACGAAAACGCCGATTGCATTGACAAGGCATTCGCGGCCTTGCGCGACGGCAAAGCATATGCGATTCACACCGACTATAACATGAAGTCTGGCAAGGCTTACAGCATTTGGCCGTGTGATAAGAAGGGCTATCTGAACGTTAGGATATTCAAGACTCAAAACTCGTATGATACCGTGGAAATGTCCACCAAAGCGGCAAAGAAGATTCTGAAAGAAGAAGTAGGAATCTAGTAATTATGTAGCTACTATGAAGACTCACAAAAGGGTTTACATAGTAGCTACAAGGTAGTATTATATAGTCAACAAAGGGAACACCGAAGAGAAGGGAATTATAATGGCAAGCGAAATCAAAGTTGAATGCAGTATGTTCGATAGGGAAATACTCTGCAAGGCAATGAGTGCGATAGAAGCCGCACAGTATTTGCGAAGCATCGCATCTGCAATCGAAACAGGAATTTTTGACGGCTCTAATGTCTTTATCAATATCGACAAATAGAAAGGGGCTAGAAATGGACGGCGGTAAGTTTTGGGCTGTAGTCGCGGCATTGACTCCAGTTGCGGCATTCTTTGTGATGGGGACTCTAGAAATGTTTCTAGAGAAAATTTTCTAGTGTGTAGCTATTGTGTAGCTAAAGATAGCAGTTGCACAGTAGCTAAGATGTGATAATATATAAGTGTCAAGAGGGAACACCAAAGAGAAGGGAACTAAAATGAAGTCTTTCACCATTACCGATAACAGCAACAAGAACCAGCTCCACGGCGTTAACGAGATGAACGTTAGGGAAATGTTCGAAGACTGGTGGGACATGAGCCAGGACGGCGTAAACGAAGCCATTGAGAACATCGAGGATTACATGGCTGGCCGTCTCAATGAACCGATGTGGGCTACCGACTTTATGGGCATTACGATTGAGCAGGAATTCTAAAAAGGCAAGCAGGGGCGGGGCAAAACCCGCCCCACACTAGAGAAAGGCAAAGCATGAAACTAAGACCACAGTATTACAAGCGCAAGGACGGAGATAGGACGTTGAACTGCTACAATGTAGCAATCTCCAAAGAAGTTGTTAGGCTGTCGGGGATAAGCCCAGACAAAGAGCTAAAAGCAGTACCAATGAACGGGAAAATTTTGATCGAAGGGAAGAATGATGACCGATAGGGAAGTCGCATACGTCCGCGCTGGCATCTATAAAGGGTCTTACGAGACTTTGATTGAGGATACGAAGAGCGCAATAAAAAAGGCATTGGAAGACGGAGATATGAACACCGTTTCCATCAATGCAAGGTATCTCGAAACCTACCGGGCTGTATTGAAGGTTATCGATGAGATCGTGGCAGATATCGACTAGCCTTCTTGATGCCATGAGGGGCGTCACAGCGGCTTCTGTGGCGCTTCTCAAGGCGTACCCTAGTATCAAGGCTAGTGACGAATGGCAGGAGCTTAAAACGCAAATCATGGCCGCATGTACGGAAGCTAGAAAGATCACAGACCAGATCGGGGAAGGCACCATAGAATACATCGATGAAGACCAAGCACGTGAGATGGTAAGAGAAGCGCGTGAGTCAATGTGGAAGGGTGGTAGGTAAATTGGACAGTGTAGAGCGCTACAAGCACGGCAATGTAGAGTGCATCGATGCAATAAAGGCGGCATTGACCGCAGAAGAATTTCGAGGATTTTGCAAGGGCAACGTTATCAAATATATCTGGCGTGAGAAATACAAGGGACAGAATGATGACCTCGCTAAGGCATCGACTTACCTTGACTATTTGACGGGAGCACAAAAAGTATGCAAGGCTTTTCAAAATTCGTAGCAAATCTGGCCACGGCTCTAATAGGCTTGGCTCTAGTGCTTTTGCCTGCGGCTGTGGTAATGGGTCTTATACGTCTAATTGTGTGGATGATTGGAGCATCATGATTGGACACAGCGCAAGCACTGTAAGCACAATAAGGGTGCAGCTTGACGAAGGCGCACATATGCCAGAGCGTGCACACCGCACAGATGCCGGGGCTGACCTTAGATGCATCAAGGGCTTTACCGTGCCGCCGCATTCGCAAGTAAAGATCGACACAGGCGTTCATGTTGAAGTGCCGCACAACACATGTGTTTTGCTTGTATCCAAAAGCGGCCTAAACGTCAATCACGGCATACGCACGACTGGCCTTATCGATGAGGGCTTCTCGGGGTCAATCGTGGTTAAAGTTTATAACGACTCTGATGAGCCATATACATTCAGGGACGGCGATAAGGTATCGCAAATGGTGGTATTGCCCGTGTATTACTCAAGATTTGAATTGGTCGATGAGATCAATGCAGGGGACAGAGGACAAGGCGGTTACGGGTCAACGGGGAAGTAGGCAGAGATGATTACCATCACAGACGCAGAAGTTTACGGCTGGGAACCAGCGATTAAGGGCGCAAGAAACCCGCTCAATTCGTGGGATAAAAGCGACAGCGGATATTATGACGAAGACGGCAATTATGTCATTGGAGACAATGACAGAAAGCTATTGACAAAGCTTGCGCAAGCTGGAACAGACCACGGCAAGTTTATGCGCATGATTCATGTCTCGTGCGATATCAATGCGCCGTTGTATTGGTGGAAGCAGTTTGATACTTACAGGGCGGGCGTCGAAAAAAATTCCTGCTCCACAATGCACAAGATTCACGCCAAAGAATTTACATTCGGTGACTTTAGCACGGAGAAACTTGATGATGACGGATTGATTATCATGACAGACATTATCAACCAACTCAATGTGTATCGTGCAAAATTTAATGAGACTAAAGACAAACAAGCGTGGTATTGCATGGTGCAACTTTTGCCAGATGCCTATAATCAGACGCGCACTGTGCAGATGAGCTATGCAGCCATTCGTGCCATGTATCATGCTAGAAAAGATCACAAGCTGGACGAATGGCACGACTTCTGTGATTGGGCAAAAGCATTGCCGATGGCGGCAGAATTGATTGTCGGGTAAGTTTTCAACAAGTTATCAACAAGCCGTCTGAAATATGGCGGCTTTTTTGTTGAGAAAGTTACCGGAAAGTTAATAACTTTGTTGAAAACTACTATTGACCATAGCTATATTACATGATATATTATATACAACATAAGGGAACAAAGAGAAAGGAACTACAATGAAGTACATCGTTAAGGTAAATGGGCTTGAGACTTACGAAGGCACCGAGAACAGGGTTTTTGAATTCGACAACGAAGCTAAGGCACTCCACGAGCAGTATTGGTACATCGTATACACCAATGCAAAGAGCGTCGAACTTATCAAAGTTGACGAGTAAAAAAACAGGGGAGCTAGAAACTCCCCTTTTCTTATTGACAGTATCGACTGTATATGATATATTATAAGTGTAGACAGGGAACACGGAAGGGAGTAAGCATGTTTTGGAAAATGACAAGATATGACGTATCTAGGTACCACACAGATATAAATCAAATAGTGGTAGATGCGCAAAATTGTGACGTTGCTTTTAGAGTCGCACGTAGAGTGCATCCTGAGTATTCGAGCGCACAGCCGATGACAGATAGGGAATATGAAGAGTACAGAGGGCCGTACTTCGTTGAGACTCCCGGCGGTATTGGCTATAAGACGAAGGAAAAAGAATGCTAACCAACAAGCTGAATCTTCCGCAACCGTTCGTGGATGCAGCGTCGAGAAGACGCGAAGTGATACCGAATCAGTATTCGGTAACAACACTGCTTAAAGGAACGTGCGAGATAATCCTATCAAGGCGGCATCATTCGGAAGTAACCGAGGATGTAGCCGACCGTGTATGGGCTATTTTTGGCAGTGCTGTGCATAAGATATTGGAGCAGGGTGCAGAAAGCCCCGAGCAGATCAAAGAGGGCTTTATTAAAACAGAGATAGGCAAATACACATTGACAGGCATATTTGACCTATACGACGGCTCTACAGCGACAGTGACGGACTACAAGACAGCCGCAACTATCAAGTACCAGAAGAAAGAATTTGATGATTACAGACAGCAAACGCTAATGTATTGCTGGATTCTTCGGCGGCTGGGCTTTGAAGCTGATAAAGGCGAAATCGTCATGATTCTACGCGATTGGGTAAAGTCAAAAGCCAAATTTGACTCAAGCTATCCGGATTCGCAGGTGCAAAAAGTTAGTTTCACCTTCTATGAAAACGACTTTGAAAATTGCGAAAATTTCATCTCGCAGAAATTCGCGGAGATTGAGCAGGCAGAAGAATTGCCAGATGACCTTTTGACGCCATGTGATGAGAAAGAAAGATGGCATCGTCCCGATATGTGGGCTGTGGTCAAAGACGGCAATAAAAAGGCTTTTAGAGTCTTAGACGATATGGAAGCTGCATTTAAACTGGCCGATGATATGTCAGACTCGCAGAAGTATGACAAAAGCTATCATGTGGAAGAAAGACCCGGCGAAGATGCAAAGTGTGAGGGCTATTGTGCAGTACGTCAATGGTGTCCTTTGTGGATAGGGGCTTAGAATGATTAGAGACATAAAAAGAGACGCAGAGCGCATCGTAACGAGCCTTAACGAGATCACTAGCGCCTATGACCCAGACGAAAGGATAATGCTTCTTGGCTATATTGAGCGACTTATTAACGTAACCTTAAACTATGACGTTTATAAGGCGGTTGATGATGCTAAAGAAAGGCAGAAAATTGTTGAAAACTAATATAGACAACTGAATATGTATATGATATATTATAGCCAACAAAGGGGATAAAGAAGCCCCTTACAAAAGAGAAAGGTAACACGATGGACGAAAAGCTATTGGAACTTTGCAACGACAAACAGTACCTAGGCAACAACAATTTTGTTATTCCGAACGAACTGACTGTGACGATCACTCTAGAAGAGTATCGCCAACTCGTATCGACTGCCGCTAAGGCAGAGCAGTACAAGGCACAGAAGACGGAGTGGGAGTTGAAGCAGGAAATAGACAAGCTAAAGCAAAGGATTGTAGAGTTGACTCCGGTGAACGTACACGGAATGTCAATAACAGGCGGCACTACAACCATAGACTGTAGCATGTAGCATATATGAATCTTAAATATTAGACGCACAGCAACATAGATATATGCAATAATATAAGCAAGGAAGAACAAAAGAGTTCTTCAAGAAAGAAGGGAACAAGACATGGCTACCAAGAAGGCAATTGAGATCGTCCGTCCACAGTTCGAGTATGTTTGTTTTAACATTGTGGGGGATACCCCGCTTATCCTCCATGCGTGGGATGAGAAGTCGAAGAGGATGATGCTTGAAAAGCAGATGAAGACGGCACGTGCAAACAAGCACGATGTAAAGGTGCCGACTAACGACTTCATCAATTCGATGTATTGGCTCACGCCCAAGCCTGAGGACGGTGAAAACGACGAGCAGGCAATGAAGAATTTCCGCGAAGCTATTGAGAACGGCGCACGTTTCGGCTTCCCAATTTCGGGCATCAAGCAATCAATCATTATGGGTGCAAAGCGTGCAGGGCTTGACGTTGTGGGTACCGAGGTAAAGGGCGCTATGTTCATCGAGGGCAACACTCCCGATAGCACGTTTGATATTGCGGAAGTTCTCGGCACCGCAAGCGACCATGTAGAGCCAATCATGAGAGAAGACATGGTGCGAGTAGGCGGCATCTCGAAGACGGCAGACATTCGCTATCGTGCGATGATTAAGGATTGGCGAATCCCGCTCCGCATGAAGTACAACAAGAACGGCAAGTATAGCCTTGAGCAGTTGTTGACTATGGTTGACTATGGCGGATTTGTCGTTGGCCTTGGTGAGTGGCGTCCCGAGCGGGACGGGCAGAACGGCATGTATCATCTTGAGATAGAGAGCAATTAAAAAAAACTGTCTAGGCGTGGTTAGGATTGTCGGGGCATGTTGCGGCATGGCAGGCGCGGTAAGGAATGGTAAGGTATGGCACGGCTGGGCATGGCAGGCAAGGCGAGGTGCGGCGCGGTCTGGTAGGGTACGGTTTGGTCGGGCGAGGTATGGTAAGGCAGGCGTGGTACGGTTGGATTCGGTCAGTCTGGGTTAGGCAAGGCAGGCATGGTGAG